GGGCTCCCGCTCAATCTGACCGGCTCGACGCCTCGCATCCAGTTCAGGACGAAATCGGGAGACCTCATCGACACCTTCACTGAAGGCGCCGGGCTGGCTATAAGCAGCAATTCCCTCATCTGGACAATCAGCAAAGACCGGACCGCAGCCTATGACCTCGGCAAGTACCTCTACGATATCGAAATAACTGCCGGCGGAGAAACGAGAACCTACATCTCCGGCACGTTCACCGTCCAGAAAGACCAGACCTTGCCATGAGCGGAGAGATCACCATAGCCGTCAACCCTTCGAGCGTTGAGGTGAACATCGCGCCGGCTGCCGCCATCACCATCGAGGTGGCAAACTATGGCCTTCCCGGGCCGCAAGGCGAGCCTGGCCCGCAGGGAATTCCTGGTATTCAGGGCACTCCGGGACAGCAGGGAATACCTGGGGAAGTATCGCTTGCGCAACTGAGTGCGGCTGTAGGCGAGCGCGTAGCGAAAGCCGGCGACACGATGAGCGGGCCACTTGTTGTGCCTTCGCTGGCCGTCGGCAACAGCAATATTCCATCCATAGGCGGGGTGACGCTCCGAAATAAGATCATCAACGGCTACTTCCAGATAAACCAACGGAATGTAACCGGAGCCGTCACCCTTTCGGCAGGTCAATACGGACATGACCGCTGGAAAGCCGGAGCATCGGGCTGTACCTACACGTTCGCAACGAGCGGAATCGATACGATCGTTACAATCATATCCGGCTCCCTGCAACAGATCATCGAGGGGTGCAATATCGAGGCGGGGAATTATATCATGTCGTGGTACGGGACTGCACTAGGAAAGATCGGCAGCGGAAGCTACGGCACTTCGGGCATCATGGCAACCAATGTCACCGCAAACACAAACCTGACCGTTGAATTTGGTACAGGAACACTATCCAAGGTGCAGCTAGAGATTGGCTCGGTCACAACCGTAGAGCGTCGTACATACGGGCTTGAAATGCAGCTTTGCAAGAATTATTTCCAGGCATTTACCGATGCATTACTGATAGTATATGGCGCTGGCTATAGCAACGACTCAGGGATTGCCTTACCATTGTCATTCCTCACACCCATGCGCATAGCCCCTACGGTGACCATCATAAACGGAAATAACGGGGGTGCCCCGTCTAGCCTGACCATCACGAATATCGGGAAGAGCTCATGCGTCTGTCGCGTCGATCCGACCACTGCGTCAACACATATGTATTATCAGTGGAACATGACCTTAAACGCGGAGTTGTGAAATGTATAAGAGATTACGCGAGAACAGCATAACCGGAGAACCCGTTCCGATCGTCCACCGCATGACTGACAACGCATTCATCCCTTTTGACCTGGAAAACGAAGAATACCGGCGTTTCAAGAACGACATCGCAAACGATGTCCCCCTGCAGGTTCATGACGGCCGTTACATGACGTCCGAAGAGATTGAACAATATTTAAAGACTCTTCCCTGATAGCCGGAATATCAACTCAATCTGACCGAAATCAAGTGGCTATGACTACAGCAAAAAATGGTACCTCAAATGACTGAAGAGGTCTGCTGCACTCAGGTCATTGAACAGGGTGAAAAAATCCATGCTCTCGATGATCGCCAAACCAGAACGGAGGAAGCCGTGAGGAAAATCTTTGACCGAATCGACACAAACCAGAAATGGACAATCGGCTTGATCATGACCGCAGTGGCTCTCGTCGTTGAGGGCATTGGGCTTTTCGTTGCCATTATTCACTATGCAAAACCATGATCTACCCCGGACACATCATCACCAACGGCGAAAAAGACGCTGAACTCGTCCTTGAGATCAAGCGCCGCCTGAACGAAGCGCTCGAGCCCGCCGGCAAGATTCGCCTGCTCGACGACCTGAACCCCACTTTCGAGGCGATGACCATAGCCGCCGTGAAGCTCTTCCAAGCGCGCCATGTCGACGCCGCTGGCCACCCGCTGCAGCAGGACGGCCAGATTGGCCCGCTCACCTGGGCGGCGCTCTTTGACACCGGCGACCACGAATACGCTTACGACGCGCCGACGGCGCTGCTTAGAAATGCGATCGATGTCGCCGGAAAGGAGGCCGAAGCCGGAATCCGCGAAGTGCCACGCAATTCAAACCGCGGCCCGCGCATTGAGACCTATCTGAAAAGCATTGACCTCCCCGGCGGGCTGTCATGGTGTGCTGCCTTCGTTTACTGGTGTTTCAAAGAGGCATCGCGCCGGCTGGCGGCTGGCACCGTATGCCCGCTTGTGAAAACCGGAGGATGCCTCGACCACTGGAACCGCTGCGAAGCGTCCGGCGCGCGGCGGCTCAAGGCCGCCGATGCGCTGCAGAACCCCGGCCTGCTCAGGCCTGGGCACATCTTCATCATGGACCACGGGCGCGGCCTCGGCCATACCGGTGTCATCGAACGAATCAGCGGCGGACTGCTCTACACGATCGAAGGCAACACCGACGCGAGCAAGACGCGCGAAGGCGGGGGCGTTTACCGCCTGACGCGGAAGGTGGGCGAGATCAATAAAGGCTTCATCGACTACTCAAAAGCACCAATCGCATGAACATACTGAAAACCATCCTCGGCACGGCCGCGCCCGCGCTTGCAACTGCTCTCGGCGGGCCGCTGGCCGTCAGCGCCGTGAAGTTCCTTTCCGGCAAGATCCTCGGCACCGACAACGGCACGGCCGATGAGATCGCCAAGACGATCGAAGGATGGACGCCTGAGCAGCGGCTCGAACTGCAGAAGCTCGACAATGAGTACAACCTGTCCATGCTTCAGCAGGGCATCAATGTTTTCGAACTCGAGATCAGGGACCGTCAGGGGGCACGAGATATGGCCGTGGCGGCGAAAAACCTGTGGCCTCAGATCGTTCTTGCCATCATCTACAACCTGGGTTTCTTCGGGATTCTCGGGGCACTCATCGCATCGATGGGCAATACGCTGCAGATCAATTCGGCCATCAAGGATACCCTGATTCTCCTGCTCGGTGTCATGGCCTCAGAGTTGAAGAACGTAAACGCCTTCTGGGTCGGCAGTTCCTACGGATCGAAAGAGAAGAACGACCAGCAGTTTGCCGCTCTGATGCAGCAGCAGAAAAGTAATGCATGAAATTCGCCATCGACAGGGGGCGCATGCTTCCACACCAGCGCGCCTGGTGGGAGCTCCCCCACTTCTTCAAGCTCCTTGTCGGCGGATATGGTTGCGGAAAAACCCATATCGGCGCCCTGCGAATGCTCTACCTGAGCTACATCAACAGGCCTTACCCGGTGCTCTACGTGAGCCCGACCTATCCCCAGGCGCGCCGGACAATCGCCTATACGCTTGAAATCCTGCTCTCGACAGCGAAGGTCCGATACGATTACAACCGGACGCACCACGAGTTTTTCATTCCCGGGTGGAAAGGCACGATCTGGATTGCCTCAGGCGAGATCCCGAACAGCCTGAAGGGGCCGAACGTGGCCGCCGCCGGCATCGATGAACCGTTCATCCAGTCGAAGGAAACCTTCGACGTCGTGATTTCGCGCGTGCGCGAGAACAAAGCATCGCTTCGGGAAATCTTCCTCACCGGCACACCTGAACAGTTGAATTGGGGCTACGACGTAGCGATGAACGACACTCAGGCCTACGACCTCGGGCTGATCTACGGCCGCACCGGTGACAATCACCATCTGCCACCGGATTTTGTCGACCGCCTCCGGAACGCTTACGACGAGAACCAGCAGGCCGCCTACCTGGACGGGATATTCGTCAACCTCACGAAGGGCAGGGTCTACAGCTATTTCGACCGGCACAAACATGTCGACCGGCAGGAGATCGGCAGCGATCAGACCGTATTCGCCGGCATCGATTTCAACGTTGACTTCATGAGCGCGGAACTCTTCATCATCAATGAGAACAAACCCCACTTTTTCGATGAGATACGCCTGGCCGATTCGAACACGTATGCACTGGCAGAGCGCCTCAAAGAGAAACACCCGGGAATAACTGTCTATCCGGATGCGAGCGGCAACAGCCGCAAGACGAGCGCGAAGAAAACCGATCATACGATCCTGCGGGACGCGGGCTTCCGCGTCATTGCGACAGCGAAGAACCCCGCGGTGCGCGACCGCGTGAACGCGGTGCAGGGCAAGCTGCGGAAAGGAGAGCTGACCATCGGCAACTGCCCGCACCTGATCAAGGATCTCGAGCGAGTCGTCTGGAAAAACGGCGACATCGACAAAACGACCGATAAGGCGCTTACCCATGCGAGCGACAGCGCCGGGTACCCGCTCAACTACCTGTTCCCGGTCAGGATCGATAGGCCTTATGAACAACCTCAACACTTTAACGTCTGACCCCCATGAATATTGCTGAGCTCACCCGGAAACATCCGCTCTACACCTTGATGATCGAGGAGTGGAAATACCTGAAAACCTCCTACGATGGCGGCGAGGCTTATGAGCATGCCGCCTTGCTCTACAGATACGCTTATGAACGCGATGAGCTGCTGAATAAAAAAACAGAATCCAATAGATATCTCGAGCGACTCGAGCAGACCCCGCTCGACAATCAGTGCAAATCGAGCCTGCACACTTACAGCAGCTACCTGTGGCGCCGGAAACCACAGCGCGATCTCGGACGCCTCAAGGAGCATTTTGAAACCCTGGCTATGCTCGAGGACTGCGACCTCGAAGGGACAACGATCGATGAATTCATGAGGCAAGTGGAGATTCACGGCCACATTTTCGGACACACCTGGATCGTCATCGACAAATCGGCAAAGCAGTACCGAACACTTGCGCAGGAGCGA